AAAGATTTTACAGCGTCATTAACTGTACCAGACCAAGCTTTGTCTGTTAGACAAATATTAGAAAGATATGCTAATGGTTTACCATTAGGAGGTACAAATGAACCCATTTGGGAAGGAGAAGAAGGTGATGGTATAGATCCTCGCAGACTCGATTTAGCTGAAAGGCAAGAACTCGAAATAGCTGCTCGTCAAGAACTTGCTGAAATCGAAGAGCGTTTAAAGAGCAAAAAAGTAGAAAAGAGTAAGGCTAAACTTACTCCTGAACAGATTCAAGATATTGAATCTCAAGATGTTGAAAACATCAATTCTTAATGAATTAGGGCTGTGCAAGTTTACTTGCATGGCCATAATTCGTAAGACAAGCGAAGCGCGTCAGTAAATTAGCACTAATCACTCTTGATATATTAGTGCTAATTGACACTAAAACGCTAAATTTGGAAAGTAAATGAGGCGGAGGAGGTACGACGCACAACGAAATTAACAAAACAAATAGACGTTAGTGTCAAAACAATAAAAAAAAAATAATATGGCAGATTGGGGAGCTATTGCACAAGTAGGAGCATCTCTGTTTAATACAGGCTCACAAGTGTATACAAACGCAAAAAATAGACAATGGGCATTACAAGATTGGTATAGGCAAAATGCTTATAACACACCTGCCCAACAAATGCAAAGATTTAAGGAAGCTGGCTTAAATCCAAATCTTATTTATAAACAAACAAATGAGGCTGCTCCTGTACGAAGTACAGATTATGTTGCGCCTCAATTAGGAGATTTTCAGGGTATACTAAGTAAGAGTAATCAAATAAAAATTCAAGACCAGCAATTAGCTAATATGCAATTGCAAAATGAAGCTATTAAAGCCTCAATAGAAAAAACAAAAGCTGAAGCTATTTATACTGCAAGTAATACTAATTTTCGTAATTTAGATTACGAAAGGTTAAAAGGTCAAATGCCTGGTTTAGTAGATTCTGTATATTTACGTAATGAAGCAATGCGTAAAGAAATTGAAAACAGGATTGCTGATACAAATAATAAAATTGCACAATTGCCAATTTTAAATGTACAAAAACAAAAGATAGAAAAGGAAATTGAAAGATTATATAAGTCAAATAAATTTATTGACTTAGAAAAAAATCAACAATTAAAAATTCAAAATGTTTTAGAATCTAATTTAAAAGTAATTGGAGATAATTTAAGAAGAACTGGATATGGAGAAAATATTAATCAGGAATTAAAGTTACAAATGATTAATAAAATACAACAAGAATTAATGAATATGAGATTAGGTAAAGACCAAGATTTAACTGGAGATATTTTATCACTTATAAAATCATTATTTTAATGAGAATATATACACAAGATGAAATTTTACGTTTAATAAAATTTTATAATAATTCAGACATTTCTGAAAAAGAGTTATTAAAAAAGTATGTTGAACAAGCTTTATTTAAATATTTTAATCACAAACTAAAAACAAAAAAATGCGAAGACGAAATTCATATCGCCGCTCATCTCGAAAGCGCGGTTATGGCAAGCGTAAAGTAAGCCGCACATACTACGTATCACGTGGCGGAATTAGACTATAACAACTGGGGGTTAGTCACCCCCATTAATTAATTATTAAAAACAAAACAAAAACACAATGGGAAAAAATTTATTCAATTCCATTAAGTTACAAAGACCAAAAAAAAATGTCTTTGATTTAACGCATGACGTGAAACTAAGTGCAGATATGGGAAATCTGACACCAATTTTAACATTAGAATGTGTACCTGGAGACAAGTTTGAATTAGGTTGCGAAAGTCTTATAAGATTTGCACCTATGATTGCACCTGTTATGCATAGAATGGATGTTAGTATGCATTACTTCTTTGTACCAAATCGTATTTTATGGCAAAATTGGGAAAAGTTTATTACTGATGCTAATAGCGGTTTAGTTGCACCATATATTAATATTACATATAATATGGCAGGAGTATATGAAAAATTCAATGATTATATGGGTATTCCACCAAATACTATTGCAGGTTCTTCAGCTCAACCTATTAATGCATTACCACATGCTGCTTATCAATGTATTTATAATGAATATTATAGAGACCAAAACTTAGTTGCACCTGTAGATTATAAATTAGTAGACGGTAATAATACATCTAATTTAACTAATCTAGCACGTTTACGTAAAAGAGCATGGGAACATGATTATTTTACTTCTTCATTACCATTTGCTCAAAAAGGTGCTGCTGTAGATATTCCATTAGGACAAATTGATGTTCCATGGACAAAAATAGCAGGTAAAAATACTAACGGTTCACCTGATGTACAAGCAGTGAGTGGCACTTATGATGTTAATGGTGGTGTACCAAGTCCATTAACAGACGGGTTATATGTACCTGAAATTCAAGCTGATGTTGAACCTACAACTATTAATGATTTACGTCGTGCTTTTAGATTACAAGAATGGTTAGAAAAAAATGCACGTGGTGGTACTCGTTATATTGAAAACATTTTAACACATTTTGGTGTTAGAAGTAGCGATAAGCGATTACAAAGACCTGAATATATTACAGGTGTTAAATCTCCAGTTGTAATTAGTGAAATTGTTAATACTACTGGTGCAGTAGACGGTTTACCACAAGGTAATATGGCTGGACATGGAATGTCTGTATCAAGTGGTAGAAGTGGCTCTTATTATTGTGAAGAACATGGTTATATTATTGGTATAATGTCAGTAATGCCTAAAACTGCATATCAACAAGGTATTCCAAAAACTTATTTAAAAAATGATACTTTGGATTATTATTGGCCTTCATTTGCTAATATTGGAGAGCAACCAGTTACTAATAATGAAATATATGCATATACATCAAACGCAAATGATACATTTGGTTATGTACCACGATATGCTGAGTATAAATACATGCCTTCAAGAGTTGCTGGTGATTTTAGAACAACATTAAATTATTGGCATTTAGGTAGAATTTTCGATTCACAACCAACATTATCAACAGATTTTGTTAATTGCACACCAACAAAACGTGTATTTGCCGTTGATGATCCTTCAGGTGATAGTTTATATTGTCATGTTTTAAACAAGATTAAAGCTATTAGACCTATGCCTAAATATGGTACTCCAATGTTTTAGTTATGAGTACCAGATGTATAACACCGTTTTATAAAAAAGAAAAATTTAAAGGTGAAAATATACCATTTCCATGTGGAAAATGTCCCCCCTGCAAAAAAAGACGAACAAGTGGTTGGTCGTTTAGATTGATGAAAGAAGAAGAGCGGAGTAAATCCGCTCTTTTTGTAACATTAACATATGATACACAATATGTTCCAATTACCAAAAATGGATATATGACTTTAGATTTAAAAGATTTACAAAAATTTTTTAAAAGATTAAGAAAATTAGAAAATGAAAAACTTAAGTATTATGCGGTTGGCGAATATGGTTCAACCAAAAAGCGTCCGCACTATCATATTATTCTTTTTAACGCTAATAGAGACAACATTGCACGTGCTTGGGCTCTTAATAATAAGTCTATTGGTACTTATCATATTGGCAATGTTAGTGATGCCTCTGTCGGTTATACGTTAAAATATATGTCAAAAAATTCACAAATTCCTATGCATCAAAATGATGATAGAAAAAAGGAATTTAGTGTAATGAGTAAAGGTTTAGGTAGTAATTATTTAACTAATCAAATGATTAATTGGCATAAACAGTTATTAGAGGAACGTATGTATGTTCCTATTAAAGACGGTAAAAAGATAGCTATGCCTAGATATTATAAAGATAAAATGTATAATGAACAGGAAAAGTTTAAAATAAATGAATATATGGGTAAAATTATAGAAGAAAAAGATTTGGAAATGTCAAAAGAGTTTTCCAGTTTTACAGAACAAGAAAAAGTATTATCAGAGCGTCATATTTTTGCATTTAAAAAAATGCATAAAAACGCTGAAATTGAAAGAAAATCAAATTATTTATGAAAATTAGAAACATGTTTAATGCTACAGAATTTAATGACAATGAGAAAGATTTTACTGCGTCATTAACTGTACCAGACCAAGCTTTGTCTGTTAGACAAATATTAGAAAGATATGCTAATGGTTTACCATTAGGAGGTACAAATGAACCCAT